CCTGCACCCCGCAAGAAAGTCTCCCAGGCACAGATCGAGGAAGCCTGGTCCGAAGCACGGGCCACCGGCTTTGACATCAACCGCCTGCTGACCGGCGGCAGTCCCTTCAAAAAAGACTGAACACAACGGGGGCCTAGCGCCCCCTTTTCATTCCTTTTTATGGCTATGGATCTTCCTGGAACGTGGTGGAAACACCGCGACGGTGAGCCGCGTTTTACCCCTGCTCATGTAGGGGAAGTTGCCTACAACGAATACCAATTAGCGAGAACAAAAAACCTAAACAATCTTGAGTGGGCAGACGAGCATACTCCTATGCCGCTTGTGGATTTGAAACCAGAGTCATTCGTAAATGCCCTTGTAAAACCTGTTTTTAGAGATATTGAGCAACAGCTTGTGGAATGTATAGAGCAAGCAGACGTTGTTGTGGGTTGTATGGCTTGGCTAACAAACAAACGTATTTTGAAAGCTCTATCCAATAAAACTAAAGGCGTACAAATAGTCGTTCAACAAGAGGACTGGCTAAGGCCGGACACTGAAGATTGGACTATGCGAAAGCAGCGAGAACTGTATAGACAGCTTAACGGAATACCTAATTCTTACGCACAAGTGAATTGGTGCGCTGGCATACGAATACAACCAATAAGGCTTTCCGGGACACCCAAAAACTTCCAAAGAAACAACCCAAAGATGCACCATAAATTTCTTGTGTTTTGTCGCTCAAGTGACTCTTGGGTTTCTGAAGCTGAGTCAGTCTGGACTGGCAGTTTTAACGCGACTCAAAACGCGACATGCTCATTGGAAAATGGCCTTTTGATTAACTCACCAGAAATCGCAAATATCTACATGCAAGAATGGCGTCAGGTGCTTATGACCAGCACGACCATCGGGTTGGAGGACTGGGATAAGGAATACGGCGATGACTATTTACGCGATGGGTCATAACTTGCACCTCCCTCACTTAGACGTAGCCTTAAGCATCTGGTCCGTAACAATGCCCGAGCTGCCCGAAACCGTGACCACATTCATGGAAGACGGCTGCGTGGCTATATCCGTTGGAGACCTGACGGGCGTTGTGTCTAGCGCCCACCTGATTGCACCGAAAGAGCACCAGCTGCAAAAGGCTTGGCTGGACCGAAAAGCAGAAACCACTGATGCCCGTTGAAACGCAGAACGCACTAGCGGGTCTCCGCCGCTGGACCTTGGTACGAGACGACAGCGGACCCCACCGTGTGTATCGCGACGAGTCCGGTAAGTCTTACGCGTCTGTCACCCACATCCTCAAGGAAACCTCACCCCAATGGCAGAAAGATGCTCTTGATCGATGGATTCAAAAACCAGGCTCTGCCCTGGAGCGTGATATTGCCTGCCAGCGCGGGACTCTGGCTCACGATCACGCGGAATACCTCCTCAAAACGGCGGCAAAGCTGGCTCGACAAACTGCCAACAAACGGAACAGTTGGCGGAGCGGAGATGATGGCCTGGAGCGTGCCCCCAAACAGATCACCCATTGGGCCATCGACAAAGCAGCTCAGGGTGCGCCGCGTGTTCCCTGGAGCGCCAGTGGCTACGCCCGAGGTCTACGGACTTGGATCGGAGAGAACGTAACCGCCATCCACGCCATCGAGTTCTCCGTGCATGATCCGCGCGGGTGGGCTGGAACGGCCGACGCCCTGATTGATCTGAATGGCACGCTCTGCATTGCCGACTGGAAGACGAGCGTGAACGCGCGAAGCGAGGAGATGCTCGCCAACTACATCTGCCAGGCTGGAGCGTACTCTTTGGGCCTGCAGCATCTGACCGGCCTGAAGCCCAAGGCGGGTGCTGTCGTGGTGGCGCGGCGTAGCGGTGCCCCGCAGGTTCGCTACCTGTCCGAGCTAGAGCTACGCGGCGCTGAGGTTCAGTGGCTGGAGCGCATGGACATCTGGAACGCCCAGCAAGAACTGCTCAATGCCTGATCAGCTGGGACCAGCCCTGGAGCGGATCTATCGCGGCCAGGCCAACGTCGCCAAAGAGGCGAAGAAGATGGACATGACGACCGAGGAGCTGAAGCGCGTTTTCCGGTTGTATGCCCTGGAGCGCCCTGCCGATCTGCAGGCGTGGGAAGAGGAGGAGCACCCTGCGTGGCCGTGGGCGTAATTTGTGCTACAATGGGTTACGGGCGGAGACGCTCGTTGAACCTCGCAAATTGAATCATGGGACGCATCGCTGACCGCCTTCGCGAACTGATCGCGGAGATGGAAGAGCTGGACCGGCGACACAAGGAATTGACGGAACAGCACATCGCTGAAAACCGCCGAGCCTTGGAAGAGCTGGAACGGCTCGCAGCCGAATGAACGAGGGGCCGCTTGACGGCCCTCTTTTTTGTGCTACAATAAAACCACGGGCGAGAGATCGTCCTTGTTCAATCGCTTCAAACCAATGGCCCATCGCTACAAGGATCAACCCAATCCACCTGCCTGGTACGGCCCTGTCTTCACTGCTGTTTTCATCATTCTGTTCGGCGGCGCTTTCTGGCTGGCGCTCACCGACTCCCTGGATCAGATGACTGAGCGCGACTGCCGCCTCGGTGTCCAAGCTGCTTGTGAGGCCCTCAAATGAAACTCGCAGAGTTCAACCTTGACGCCATGGACGGCGCAGACAAAGCCTGGGACGCCATCCACGAGTGGCTCGACCGCTACGGCATCGAGATCAGCCCTACCGATGAGTGCGAGCTGCACAACGAGATCCACCACATGCTCAAGAACATCGAGGTCAAGCAAAATGTCTAAGCAGCAAGAGAAGCGGGCACGTTTTGCCCGCATGTTCCCCGCCCGTGTTGACACCTTGCGCGACACGCTGCGGAAGATCGCCAACTGCTCCAATAAAGGCAACTACGACTGGGACACCGACAAGGTGCAGGAAGCCTGGAAACTGATTGCCGAGGAGTTCGCCACCACGGCGGACAAGTACGGCATCAGCTTTGAGGTGCAAGTCACCAGACAGGTTCAGCCATGATCGACAACCCATTTGCGCCACTGCTGCCCTGGGACGAATCAATCGCCCAAGCGCCGGAGTGGCGCGGTGGTTCTTCTGACACCATCGTGATCGGCCCCGACATGACGCCCGATCGGTTTGCTGTGATTTGCCAGCAGGTTTACGACCAGGGCTTTCGCTGGGCCGAGTTTGAGCGCAACATCTTCACAGATGACCGCATCCTCGTGTGCTTCACCAAGCCCAAGTAACTAACGAGGCATCAAGCGTGCAGTACCGGAAACGGCTGCAGGGTGCTCAGTGAACCTCTAGAGCGCTTCGTGTAAGTCCTCACCACATCGTCGGGGAGCCTGATGCCTGGGAAGTCCCCCACCCAGGCTGAAAGCTATAAAAGACCTGTTAGTGGAATGGCAGGGAAAGCAGGGCAGGCCACCAGATCCGTTGCGAGTCTGTTGGTCCGATCCATACCCCGACATCATTTATCAGCTGCCGTCGGATCTTCCATCATTACTGCAGCGCCTGTAAGCTCAGGGCATGGCAAAGAAGTCAACAAACATCGAGATTGATGAACGGATAAATACCGTTTACAAACTCTTATTGGAGGGAAATAGTAGAACTCAGATTCTGCAATATGGCGCGGATACCTGGGATTTGAAAGATCGCCAGGTTGAGGAATATATAAAAAGAGCCCGTGATTACCAGCGCCTTGATGCTGAGCTGGAGCGCCCCGAGTGGCTGCATGAGTCGCTGTCCGCTCTGAAGGACATTCAGCGCAAAGCCACCACGCGGCAGCAATACAGCACCGCGCTCAAAGCCATCGAGATGCAGGCACGGCTCCTGCGCTTTGAGATGTCATGAGCCTGGTTGACGACATCTGTGAGCCTGGACTGCTCACTCAGTTCGCCACGCCGCCGTCCTCCCAGGACACTGAAGACATCATCCGGCGCATCAAAGCTGATCTGCACCCTGGGCAGTTGGCGTTCGTTGAAGACAGCGACACGCAGATCCTGGGACTGACTGCCGGGTATGGCGCAGGCAAGACACACAGCCTGAACGCAAAGTCGGTGGTGCTTGCCATGCAGAACCAAGGGCACACGGGCATCGTCATGGAGCCGACCTATCCGATGATTCGCGACATCTGGAAGGCTTCGTTCGACCGCTTCCTGGAGCAGTACGGCATCCCTTACACCTACCGGACCAGTCCGCTGCCGGAGTACATCCTGCACCTGGAGAAGCCGACGACCATCCTTTGCCGATCAATTAAGAACGGCACGTTCTCAGCGGTTGGCGTCAATGCTGCCTGGGCATTGTTCGACGAGATCGACATTCTCCGCTTGGTCGATGCCCAGAACGCTTTCGAGAAAATCCTGGGTCGTTTGCGTGTTGGCAACAAACGCCAATTCGCTGTGGCCAGTACGCCCGAAGGTTTCCGCTGGTTGTTTCAGCAGTTCGGCAAACCGGAGATGCAGCAGCGCGAAGATCGCAGGCTCATTAAGATGCGCACAAGTGATAACCCTCACTTACCCCCAGACTTCATCGAACGGCTGCAGGAGAACTACGACTCCGCCAGCCTCGCTGCCTACCTCAACGGAGATTTTGTTCTCCTAAACAGCACGCAGGTTTACGACAGATTCGACCGAGCGAAGCACGTCATTCAGGCGGCCCCGGTCAACCTCGACAACGAACCGCGTCATTGGGGCTGTGATTTCAATATTGGTAACTGCAACGCCTGTTGTGGTGTGCGTCTGGGCCAGCAATTCCTAGTCATCGACGAAGTGAAGGCTCATGACACAGATGCCTTGGCTGCAGAAATCAAGCGAAGATCTGCCCATCTTTCTGTCCCTGTATATGTCTACCCAGACGCATCAGGCGCAAACAGAAGCACGAACGCCTCGAAAACAGACATCGAGCTTTTGCAGATGGCCGGTCTCTCGGTCATCGCCGGTAAATCGAATCCTCTCATACGCGATAGGGTGGCTGCTGTTCAAGCTCTTCTGGAGAACGGGCGGCAGGAAGTCAGGCTGCAGATCCTTGCCAAGTGCGAACGAATGATCGAGTGCTTGGAACTTCAGAGTTATTCAGAACGCAATCCTGAAGAGCCGGACAAAGAGGCGGGATACGACCACCTCAATGATGCTTTGGGCTATGCAGTGTGGGCTCTGTATAACCCGCTTCACGCGCGTGCTGGTCGTGGTACTGGAATCAGGCTTTACTAAACTGATCACATGGGTGGGATTTAGCTGTGTATTCAGGCTTTTCTGGTCGCCAACGTGTTGGCAACGTGACGACGGTGGAAAGCCCGAATACGGCTTACGTCAACATGGAGCCGCATTGGCTGTTGATTGAAGCACTTTTACAAGGCACTTACGGAATCAGAAAAGGGCACAGAAAATTTTTGCCACAAGAAGTTAGAGAGTTAGACGAGGCTTATGACAACAGGTTGATGCGTTCAACGCTTGCGCCTTATTACGTCAGGCTCGAGCGGATGTTGGCGGGGATGTTGACCCGCAAGCCTGTGCGCCTCGAAGACGTTAGCGACGTTGTTACCGAGCAACTCTTTGACGTTGACCTGCAGGGCAACGATCTGAACGTCTGGACTTACGAAACGGCCCGCAAGTGCATCCGCTATGGACACGTCGGCGTCCTTGTTGATGCGCCAAAAGCAGGCGACAACGGCAGGCCTTACTGGGTGTCGGTGACGCCTCGCGACATCTTGGGGTGGCGTTCTGAAGTCAACGGCGGGAAGCAACAGCTAACCCAGCTGCGGCTGATGGAAACCATCACCGTGCCCGATGGCCTCTACGGCGAGAAGCAGGTTCAGCAGGTGCGCGTGTTAACACCTGGCGCTTTTGAGATTCATCAAAAGGACGACAAGGGCGACTTCCGCTTGATCGACGAGGGCAGCACCAGCCTCAGCGAGATTCCGTTTGCTGTTGCCTACTCCAACCGCGTCGGTGTCCTTGAGTCGCGGCCACCACTGGCAGACATCGCCGAGCTGAACCTGAAGGCGTATCAGGTGCAGAGCGATCTCGACAATCAGCTGCACATCAGCGCCGTCCCGATGCTGGCCATCTACGGGTTCCCGCAGTCAGCAGAAGAGATCAG